GATCCTCTCTGGATTCGAGTAGGGTCTCAAATCCCAATCGACGACATCCACGTCGACATTGGGCGAATCAACGTAGACAGCGGCAATGGACCCTCGCCTGACCTCGATGATGACGTGAGCGACGGTTTGCCAATAAGCAAGAGCTTGACAATGGCACTGGCCAGCGGGGAGGGGCGACGGCTTGCCGTCGCCGGTTGGTTGGTCGAGGCGTGTGGCGAGGTCGGGGACATCACGGAGGAGTTGCCCACCGCTCGCTTCAAGGTGGGCGAGGGATTCAAAGATTTCTCCGCAGTCCTCACAGACGATTCGTTGGCGTGGTTCGCTCATTACTCGTGCCCTCTCGCGGGTCATTCCGCTACTCAATCTTACCCCAGACCTTGACGCCCGTCAAGTCCCTTTCCGGTTTTTTCTGAAATAGATGTGTTTTCTCGTTTGCCCCCTCGCGGTCGATATTCCCGCCGAGTGTTTCATTCCGGTGTTTCAAGTGTTCCAAGACGGAACAAACAAACTTGACAGAGGGCGGCTTCGGGGGGTACTATTGGATGTGACACTGCACGCACACGGCACACACAGGGGCAAGAAGCGTGAGCAGCGACAACAATCATGACAGCACCGAAGAGTTGACGGCCCTCGAGCGGATGTTCATCCGTGCGTATGTGCGCTCGTTCTGCGGGGCGGACGCCTACATGGAGGCGGGTTACTCGGCGACGGATCGGTCGGTAGCGGCAGGCAACGCACACGCCCTGTTGCAGCGGCCGCGCGTCCGGGCCGCACTGGCTGAGGCGATGGACGACAACGGCCTGACACGCGAGCGTATAGCCGCCTCGCTCGGCGAGATGGCCTACGGCGGGACGATTGCCGACGTTTTGCCGTTCATCGAGGGCGGGACGCCACTCGGTGAGTTGATTGCGGACGGCAAGGCGAACGCCGTGCAGATCAAGGCGGTCTCCGTTCGCCCCGGCAAACACGGCGACGAGCATCGCGTCGAGTTTGTCGATCGGGCCGACATCTTGATGAAGCTCGCCAAGATCAGGGGTCTGTCCGACGAGCGGATCAACCTCGACATTACGGCCGACATTGGCGTACTCAAGCAGCTTCCCGACGAGGAGCTTCGGCGGCTGGCGGCTTCTCTTGGCGAAGCTCTCGACCAGTACGGGCCTACGACTTCCACAGAGCCGGAGGAGCCCGATGTATGACCCCAGCGGCCCCCCCGACGGTGCATTCTGGCCTACGTCGCCCCCCAGACGTCTACAACCCCTCTCGGGCTTTCCTCTGGTCTACTGGCGGCATGGGTGCTGGCGAGTCGATGCCCGCTGGAATTCATGCGACTCTTTGTATGGACATGCGATCAGCATGCCGAGACGCCCATCCGCCGGTTTCCGTGGCACAGACCGCATATCCGGACGATTACTCGGCTATGGCTGGCCAATCCCCGGCTGAGCATCATCAAGAGTCGTCAGATGATGATGACCTGGCTCTTTGTCACGCTGTACCTGTGGGACGCCCTCTTCCACGACGGACGGCTCATAATGTTCCAGAGCAAGCGGGAAGAAGATGCGATAGGGGACGAGAACTCGGGGGACGGCCTGTTGGGCAGGGCGAAGTTCATCCTGAACCATCTGCCGGGCCGGGCGATTCTGCTCCCCAACCTTCGAATGACGGCCAAGAAGATCATCATCCCGTCGAGAAACAGCACGATATGGGCGATTGCACAGGGTTCGTCGATCATCAGGCAGCGGACGGCCTCGGGGATCCTCTCGGACGAGGCGGCATTTCAGGCGGAAGCGGAGGATGCGTACACGGCGGCAAGACCGTGCATCAGGGGCGGGGGACGATACACGAGCGTGACGACTCCCGATCTCAAGGACGGCGGACACACCCGAAGACTTCACGAGGATCGTCTGGATGAGGTTTAATCTGTTGTCAAACACGCCTATCCCGATCACAAAGCCAACCGTGCTCATTCCCCCGAACAACATCGACATCGGCTTGACGGCACGGCCGAACCGTAACGGCTTTGTGGCCGTAGACTTGGGGATGGGAGCCGACCCCGAGACCTTCACGTCGGCGCTTGTCGCCAGTGAGCGGGCCGGGATGCCGTCTTGGCGGTTCCGCAAGGAGTATCTGCGAGATTGGGAGGCACAGAGCGGTCAGCCGGTCTTTGAGGCCGAATGGCTTGACTGGCAACGCCTGCGGGAGCGAGAGCCGCTTTACTGCCTCGACGTCCGCGATCAATGCGACCTCGAAGGTGAGGTGATGCGGCGTGACGACGGCCAGCCGATCAGGGAGTTGCACAAGACGCCCCGTGGTCGCATCCGTGTCTTTGTCGATCCGTCCGACAGTCCTGCAAGTCTTCCGGCCGGGATTGCCGGCGGTCGGCGCTCGTTTGCGATGGGCATTGATGTGTCCGAAGGCGTCGGAAGCTCCGACAGCACCATCGTCGTAATGGCGTCCGACACCAAAGAACAGGCAGCGGCGTTCAATTGCAACCGCACACATCCCGGCGAGTTGGGGCGAATCGCGGCTCTCCTGGCACGTTACTACGGTGATGCCCTTGTCTGCCCTGTTCGCAAGATGCACGGCATTACGACGATCAGGGCGATGGTCGACGACGGGTACACCCGGATATGGCGGCATGCGGCAGCGGGGCGGTTGGTCGAGCTCGAAAGCTCCGAACTCGGCTGGAAGAAAGGTGAGTCTTCCGACGAGCTCCTATTCGGTCGTTGGGGCGATGCCTTGCAGAACGACTGGTGCAAGCTCCACGATATGGAGACCGTCCGGCAGCACACGCAGTACATCTACGACGAGCTCGGCCGGATCGTATTTCAATCATTGTCCAGTCTGCCTCTTGAGGCCCGAGCCCGGCACGGCGATCTGGTTGTAGCCGCGGCTTTGGCGTATCGGGCGTGTCTTGATCTCGGGTTGTACCGGATGCTCCAGCCGTACGAAGCACCGGAAGGCAGTCTTGCGGCACGGCGGGCGGCACGGAAGGCCCGACGACGAAAAGCACAGTTGCAGGAATGGTAAGGAGCGGACAGTCTTGAGTGAGGCGACAGCGACAGCAACGACAGACGCCCCGGCGATCAAAACATCGAAGAACTCCACGGCCGTCCGGCTGGCAGGGGCTATCAAGTGGTCTGATCTCCAAATGAAGCCCTTCAGACAGAACCGGATCGAGTTTATAAAGCGGTACGCTGGTCCTTATTACGGCAAGGGTTACGAGGGCAGGCAACCGCTCGGCCTGGTCTACTCGCTGGTTTCCACGATTCTTCCCGCGATCATCATCGACCCCGTCTTTGAGGTCGAGGCCACCACGCAAGAGCTTTGGGATTTCGCGTCCGAGCTTCGGGAGCAGTGCAACCACGTCGCCGAGGAAATCGGTGTCGGTGCGGTCTTCCGCAAGGTCTTGATGGAGAGTTTGTTCGGTCTCGGCATTACCAAGACAGGCATTGCGGCAACGGCGGCGGCGGGTATCGACGAGGCGGGGGGAGGCCGACTGGATCCCGGTCAGCCGTATGTCAAGTCCGTCGAGCTTGATGCCTATATCCCCGACCTCTCCGCTCAGTCGTGGGAGCAGATGGCATACGAAGGCAACAGGTTCTTCGTCAGTTACGACGAGGCGATGAACTCCGACATGTACACGGCAAAGGGACGCGAGCGGATCGAGAAGCTCCACGAAGCCGCACTGTTACGGCAGGACGAACGGGCCGTCGCACTGACTGCCGGCGCACAACCGACTCAGTCGGACGCCAAGTTTATCGAGCAGATCGAGTTGATGGAAATCTTCATCCCCTCGGAGAACATCGTTGTGACGCTTCCGGCAGACACAACCGATGTCACGGACTATCTGGCCGAGGCGGAATGGGATGGCCCGGAAGCAGGCCCGTATGACCGTTGGGCCTTCTCACCCGTTCCCGGCAATCTGATGCCTGTTCCGCTCATCGCCACGGTCTGGGATCTGGCGGAGCTTATCAACAAGCTCGCCGACAAGATCGGACGTCAGGCGAAATCACAGAAAGACATCGGCGTCTACTCCGAAGGCCATGAAAAGGGAGCGGATGCGGTACGCACGGCCAACGACGGCGAGATGGTCGGTGTCAAGGACGCCAAGCAGATCGGTGTAATGTCGTTTGGCGGTTCGAACAACAAGAACTACGAGGCGGTCGGCTGGTTCCAAGACTATCTGAACCGCATCGCGGGCAACCTTGACCTCTTGGGCGGTCTCAAAGCACAAAGCGGCACACTCGGTCAAGACCAGATGAACATGGCGTCAGCCAGTCTCAGGATTGACGACTGGAAGCGGCAGGCCCGTAATTCCGCCGATTCCGTCTGCGAGAAGTTGGCCTGGTACGTCTGGACCGACCCACTGGCCGAGCGAGAGATGATGGTCCCCGTCCCCGGCGTCGGCGCCCGACCTGCACGATGGGATCCCGACACACGCGAGGCGACTTCCTCGACTACAACTTCCGAATCGACGCACAGCACCGCCGGAGCAGGTCGCCGGACGAGGAATACGAACGCACGTCCCGTTGGATCGCAGAGGTGATTATGCCTATGGGCCAGATGGGAATGGCTCAGGGGAAAGCATTGGACGTCTCGAAGGTCGCCTAACTGACCGGTCGGCAACTCGGCGTCGACCAGGCCGACAGTCTCTTCGTCGATGTGGAGCCGCAGGGCTTGCCTGATGCTGGCGGCGGGGGCGGCCCGCATATCACAGAGAACACGACACTCAATACCGGGCGTCCTCAGCCCGGCCCAACCCCGCCCGCAGGCGGAGAAACCCAAGGAGGACAGTCATGAATGACATGTATTGTTGCGTTACCGTGGCAAATCCGGAAACCGTCGTTCCAAAGAGCTTCCGCATTCCCTCGAAGGATGCGTCGGCGGTGCTGGAGGTATTGGAAACACTCGGGCAGGGCATTCCGCCCGTGACCACGGAAGGCGACAAGGTCGCGCACCTTCGCCAAGCGTTGGACGACGCGAAACGGGTAGGCGACCAAGATTCCGCCAGGGTACTGGCCAAAGCACTGGCAGAGGCGGGGAGCCCCGTCGTGTCTCCCGTTCCGCCCGAAGCGCCGAAGCCGGTTGCCACCGTGCAGCCGCCCGTCACCGAACCGCCGCTTGACTGGACAACGGTTCCCGTCGGCACTCGCGTAATTGCGGTTCATATGGGCTGTGATTTCTCTGGCGTTCTTCTCGCCGTCGCAGAAGGCACGGAAGCAGGCAAGCTCCGTGTCAAGATCGACGAGGACGGCCAGCATCAGTACCGCGAGGTCGACATGGCGGACGTTCGGATCGACAACACCGCCCCGACCCCGGCGGAAGCCAAGACAATGGCAAATTGTATCGAAGAGGAGCAGAAGCGGCATGCAAGGTTAGAAAAGCCCCTGGGCGAATACGAGTTATACGAACTTCCTGACAAGCCCGAGTCCGTCGAGGCCGAAGATCCTCATGAGCCGCCCCCGGCTCCGACGCTCCCTTATCCGGTCGCACCCTCCGCCATTCGGCTGGCTCATCGGCACGGTATCGACATCAACGACGTCGTTCCCGCCGACCGCGAGAAGATCGTGAAGAGCGACGTTCAGGCGTTCATCGACAAGGCCGAAGCTGTTCCCCCAGACGAAGAGCCGACAGCCCCGGAAAACGTGGAATCAGCCCCGGAAGGCACGGAGTCAGCCGATGGGTAAGGGCTCGAAACGTCGCCCATTCAGCCGGCCTCTTTATGCACAGGGCTATGACACAATCTTCGGCCCCAGGCCAAAGGGGCGATCAACGCGCGGGTCCATCCACATCGGACGGGCGGACAAGGCGTGGCAGCACAAGCAGAACACCGGCGCCATCGTCAGTGTTCACGCCGGAGTCGGACAGACGCAGATCGTTCAGGCCAATGAAATGATGCTGAAGGCGGGCGTCAACGCCACATTCGACGGTCAAGGCACAATGCATGCCCCGTCGCGCACGGAATACTTGAAAGCCCTGAGAGTGAGGGGCTTACACAACAACGACGAGATCAGAGGATAAGACACACTCTTTGACCACAGCCCGAGCCGCTTGAGGTTTGCTCCCTCGAAGCGAGATTAAAGGCCGATCCGTGCACGGCGGGTCGGCCTTTTTTCGTCGGGCACTTTTAGGAAGGAATTAGTCATGTCAAAGGCAGCAACGTTTGACGGAGACGTATATACGAGAGGTGCGCTTGGGTGCGAGTCGTTCATTTGTCCCGATGGAGCCATTGACGATGACGCGGTCAAAGCCGGGGCAGACATCGCATACACCAAGCTCAATTCCCTATTCCAGGCGACTTACGCCCAGGAATCGGCAACCAACGTCGCCGACGAAGCCCGCGTTCTGAGCATTGTTCAGGGTGCGACCGGCACGTTGCTTACGTTCGAGGCGGGTTGCGTCGTGAAAGCCACCGGCAATGCGACCGTGACATTCGACCTCCTCAAGAATGGAGTGTCGGTGCTCGATGCGGCCATCGAAGTGGATGAGAACGACGCTGCGTATGCCGTCGTCGCAGGCACGATTACCACCACGGCAGTCGTCGCAGAGGACGTGCTCGAAGTCGAAATCGACGGAACGGCCGGAACGGGCGCACTCGCTCAGGGCGCGTTCGCAACGCTCACGTTCACACAGAAGCCCGCATGACAGCGGCTTTTTTGAGTTTTGACCCTCCCCACCTGTCCGGATGTTCCGGCGGGCCAGGTCGGTCGCTCTAAACGAGGTACAAGACGATGAGTGCAGAAGACACAGGTGCAGTGAACGACGGCAGCGGAGCCCCGGACGGCATAGACCTGAAAACGATCGGATCGGAGATCGCTAAGATCGCCGAGTCCGACGCAAAGGCAGCCGACAAGGACAAGCTCCCGCCCCCGACGGACACCCCCACCGACGAAAACAAGTCAGAGGCAGATTCGCAGGATGACAAGGAGAAAGCCCCGGCAGCGGCGGACAAGAAACCGCCCGCCCCGGAGCCCGCCGAGTTCACTCCCTCGAAGAAGCAGACGGACTTGGCAAAGCAACTCGGGTTGAACGAGGAAGAAATCGCCGAGATGACAGAGGCGGAAGCCAAAGCCATCGAAAAAGCCGGCGTCAAGCTCTCGCAGAAGATGTCCGAGTTGGGGCGGCGGCAGCAGCAGGCAGAACGCGATGCCGCCAAAGCTGGTGACGACGAAGCGAAAAAAGACGAAGACCCGGCAGACCCCGATGGGAACGACGGGGACTTCAACTATGACGATTGGGGGGACGACCGTGGTATCGACAAGATCAAGGGCATGCAGAACGAGCTCAAGAGCTTGCGCGAGACCGTGACGGAACTTTCCGGCCGTCTCCAGGACAAAACCGAAGAACAAACAGACGCGGCAGTAGACAGTTTCTTCTCTGACCTCGATGTCAAGACCTACCCGTCGTTTGGGGCAGGCCCATCATCCGATCTCGAACAAACGAGTCCGGAATGGGCAGCCCGAGACAAGGTGTGCGAGTTGGCAAGCACGCTCCGGGCCGGCCACTCGGTCACCCACGACGGCGAAGAGTTGGACTTGACGACGAGTATGAAGCAAGCGCTGGCCATTGTCGCCCAAGACGACATCAAGAAGGCAGCGGTACACGAAGTCCGTAAGGAGATTCGGGCCAGACAGCGAAGCCGCACGACACCGCCCACCGCCCGGCCGTCCACCCCAGGGGGACATGTCTCCCCCGAGGCACAGGCGGCGATAGACACAGCGGCGGCACTCGACGTGCGGAACCTGGCCGGCTAGTTGCCTTCGGAAAGGTAATGACACATGGCAGATTTTGACCGCTCGATTGGCTCGACAAACGACGCCATCGACATACTCCGGATCACACAGGACAACTATCCATGGCGTGGTCGGCTGGACGTTCTCACCGAACGTCACATGTTCCCCGTGATGATTCAGTGGTTCGGCAAGGACAAAGAACTCATCACTGGCGGGCCGATGATCTCGTTCCTCATTCAGCTCGACGAAAACGGCTCGGCCGAGATGGTCGTGCCCTACCAGACGACAGAGACGAACGTCGTCGACACCACGGCGATGTTCACCCTGCCGTGGAGGAACATCCAGGCGTACTACAACATGGAGCGCTCCGAGATCCTCCGCAACCGTGGCAGGTCGAACGTCCTCGTTTCGCTCGTCAAGACGCGGCGGGCGGCATGTTCGCTCAGTCTGGCCAACCTCCTCGAGAAGCGGGCCTGGCTGGCGCCGTCCAGTTCCTCAGACAAGCTCAACTTCCACGGCGTTCCGTACTGGATCGTCCCCATCACGTCCGCACAGAACACGGCGCACGGAGTGGCCGGCACGAACACAGGCGCTCATCAGGGCGCGAACCCGACCGGGTTCGAAGACTGTGCAGGGATCGATGCTTCGCTGGAGAAGTACGAACTCTGGCGGAACTACAACGACATCTGGACGAACGGCGACACGACCATCACCGAAGACGATGTCCAGAAGGTCATCCGTATGCACCGGCACCTGCATTTCGAGGTTCCGATGAACGCCAACGATTGGGCAAGCGGCCAGTTCAACAACTACCGCGCCTACGTCGGCGAGGATCGGCTCGACGCGATGGAGAAGAAGGCGAGGGAGAACAACGATTCTCTCGGCGCCAACCTCGGCAAGTTCTCCGGCCAGGTCGTGGTCAAGGGTACGCCGGTGCAGTGGTCTGAGGAGCTTGACAGCGTATCCACGGATCCGCTCATTCTGCTCAACCACAATTACTTCAAGCCCGCCGTGCAGGAAGGCGAGTACTTCCACGAGGACAGCCCCATCCGCAGCAAGAGCCAGCACAAGGTCGTGACAACCTTCGTGGACGTCGAAGCCAACTTCATGTGCACGAATCGTCGGCTGGCCGGCGGTCGCATCGACTGGGTCAGGTAGCACCGGATAAGCGTCGGCAGTCGGGGCGTCAATGTAGGCGTCTCGACGGTCCGACTCAGTCACAATCCTTTGATTTGAGAGGGTTCTCTTATGGAATCGACGTACTTCAAAAAGGGTCCGTTCGCAGGCATCGACATGGTTCGAGCCGCGATTGACCCGCTCTATGCAATCTACGACGGGGATGATCTCGTTGTCCTTCCCGACACCACCGCAACTGTCGGCGACTACCTCCTGACCTCCGATGCAGGCGAAACGTTCGCACTTCTGGCGACGCTACCCGGCGGCGTTCTCAACGTGCTCTCGGACGGCGACAACAACGACGAGTCCACGCTGACACGCGGTCTGGTCGCAGGAATCGTCACGGCAACGGTCAACGGCGGCAAAAAGCTGGCGTTCGAGGCCCGCGTCAAGATTTCGCAGGTCGCAGACCTCGGGTTCTTCATCGGTCTGACCGAAGAAGCGCTCGGAGCCAACCTGATGGCCGACGATAGCGGGGCGATGGCCGACAAGGACTACATCGGCTTCCACGTCAACACCGCCACGCCGACAGAGATCGACTGCGTCTACAACATGGCCAGTGGTGGCGGAGCGACCGAGGTACTTGGCGCCGCCGACACCAACGCCAGCGGGTTCGCAAAGCTCGGCTTCTCCTTCGACGGAATCGACAAGCTCCAGTTCTACGTCGACGGCGAGAAAGTCGCAACGGCGACGGTCGGCACAACCACTTTCCCAAGTGGCGAAGAGTTGACCTTTACCGTCGGCATCAAGACGGGCGAGGACGTCGCAAAAGGCATCAACCTCGACTGGTGGAAGCTCGTTCAGCTTCGATAGTCAATAACGGGCGTTCCGGTCCTGTCGCTCTCCCGTTCTCCGGCGGCAGGGCCGGGCGTTCAACCGTTCACCGAAAGCGGGGCACTACCCTATGGCAGAACCGACGCTCGCAATGGCATTCGCTCAGATATATACGGACATTGGCGAATCCCTTTACGGCACACGCACACTGGACTCCGATCAGACCGTTGAAGCAAAGCGGATCGCAAACGAAGCACTCCTTGAGATCCTTGCCGAGCGTGATTGGCGGTTCATGCGGCCGGAGGCGACGTTGTCGGTATCCGAAGATGATGCACAGACGGACCTTCCTGACAATTTCGGGGAACTGCTTCGCCCGTTTTCCTTTGCCGGCGGCGAAGATGCCGCAGGGATCGAGAGAGTCAATCCGACGACAATAATGGAAATGCGGGCCCAGGACTCGCGCGAGGATCCGCACCCGGTCTACTTCGCCCTGGCTCCCGTTCTGCCGACCGGAATCGTTGGCACTCGGTGGAAGGTGCTTTGGTATCCCTCGGTTTCTGCCGACACAACTCTTTACTACCGATATTCCGTAATGCCGTCGGTAATGAGCAGCGCGACAGAGTATCCGCCCGGCGGACCTATATTCGCCCCGGTGATCGTGGCCGGAGGCAGGCGAATCATCGAACGGGAGGTCGGGCAGACGCAGGGCGTCGCTCACGCCTTGTATGACCGGCTCTTGGCAGTGGCAATGCAACGGGATATTGATGCCAGCTTACGGAACCTCGGGCCGATGCTCGAAAACTCCTGTAACGACGACTCGCGGGTCCGCGACCGCGGCACAGTGACATTCGGTTAGGAGCGTTTTTCATGCGACATGATTTTGACGGAACACTGACAGCAACAGGGACACTGGCCGACGTGGCGGCAGCCAAAGGGCTTGAGGGCAACAACGTTCTCAACCTCGAGATCGAGAATACCGGCTCCACAAACGCCACGACCGACTTCGCTGTCCTTCTCAAAGACCATCCGGCCGGCGAGTGGTACAGCTACCTTGCGGGTGCGGAGTTCGACGAGGACTACGACGCCGGAACACAGGCACGGTTGCTGTTCGCTTCGGCGACCGGGCCGCACGAACTCGCGGCTGCCGGCAAGGCACATATCATCGTTCGGCTTCACGCCGCGTATGGCGTGAAGATTCAAGTCGCGTCGACGTCCGGCACGACCGTCGCCGTGCGCGGCACAATCAGGAAGACATGACCATGACCAGCACACGAACGCTCAGTTGGCTTGTGTTTATCTCGTTTTCGTTGTCACTCATATTGCTGTGCTCCGGCTGCGGATGGGTCGCAACACGGATGGCCGACGCCCAGGTCTCGCAGTTCAAACAGGAGATCGCCGGCGCCAAAGCAGACATCGCAAAGATATTCGAGAGGTTAGCCGCTCCCACCAGTCCCGGCGAGTTTCCGTGGGGGACGCTGTTTGGGTGGGGCGTGATCGGGTTGATTGCGACGGGCTTCTGTTTATGGCCACCGGTGTTACGTCCGTTTGCTCCACTTGTAGGCGGGTTGTTTATCTTTATCGCAACGGCCTCTGTTGTCCGGCTTATGTTCACGCAAATTCTGCTCGGGACGTTGGGACTTGTAATTATCGCGGCACTGATATTCGGAGTGATGTGGTTCAGGCGGAGCCGGATGCTCACAGACCTTGTCGGTGGGCTTCAAAAGAAGCGGGATAGCAGTCCGGGGTTCAAGAAAGATATGAATGCGGCTCTCGATCTGCCATCAGAGACGACCGCCGTTATCGACAAAATCCGAGCGAAAATCAAAGACCCCGGAGAGTAAAACATGGACGGTGGATCGTGGATTGCGTTCGGAGCACTACTGGTGGCATTTCTCGGGGCGTTCGGCACGGGCTGCATCGCCTATGGACGGCTCAGCGAACGGTCACGGACAAACAAGGACGACATAATCGGGATATTTACCGAATTACGGCAGATGGCGTCTGGCGTGAACAAGATCAAAGGAGCACTTGGAGTAAAGAACGATTAGGCCCACCGCAACCGGGTGTGTTATCCGCTTGCCGGAGTGCCTTTTATGGCGAAGGAGATACGACGAATGGCCATTCATAACCAACTGGCAAAGACAAGAGGGGCCGCAAGGGTCGGCACGCTGGTACTGACCGACACTACCACGCTCACCGTGGCCCAAATCCTCGGAAACAAGGTGATCGTTGCGAACAAAGGGACGGCTCTCACACTGACCATCCCCGCCGCGTCGTCCGCAATGAAGGGCGTTGACATAGCGCTCTCCAGCAAGGGCGTCGGGGCCGCGACCGTGACAGTCGCCGCCGGCTATGGCGGAAGTGCCACCACCGACATCACACTCAGCCAAGGCGACCTGGCCTTCCTCAACTGCGACGGATCGTACTGGTACGCAGAGATCGTGCCGGAAGTCAGTTCGCATACTCACATCTTCTCCGGCTCGGAACTGGCAACGCATCAACACGCGGTTGTCACCGCCGGAACGCCCGCAGGCACGAACGGGGCGGCGAATGTCGCCCCCCGGTTCGAGGTCGCCGACTTGAACGGGTTTGCTGCCCCCACGATCGCCCTGACGCACGACGCAGACCCGGCGTCGGGCTTGTCGGCTACCGCGCTCTACCTCATCGAAGCAACTGGCCAAGCAACGAAGAACGTGGGCCGGCTGGAGTCCGCCTCCAACGGCACAGCCGACATATCCGGCGAAACGGCCGACGGATCGACCTACGCCGTAGGAGCGTCTTGCCGGTTCTTCGTCAAGTACGCCGCCTCACCCGCCGGTGTCCCGATCTACATCAACGAGGGGTCCAGCGACCAACTGGAGTTCGTCTCGCCGACCGAGGCCGACGCCTATATCGTAATGCCTTTCGAGGCAGCGGCAGGCGGAGTGCCAGGCGCAATCGCCGTCCTCGTTCACCACAACGCGGCAGCGGCAAGCGGCAAGGCGCTCTTCTTCGACGACAACGGAGCGGCCGACGCCCAACTCGCGTTTGTCGATGCCGGGACCGCTGGCGGAACCATACCCGCCGGAGACGTGACAGTGCTTCGGTTCTGTGGGCTGGAAGATGTCGCAGGCAATCTCGGCGAAGCGGCCGCACAGACCTTCACCGGGGCGGAGATGGCAACGCACCAGCACGACGCCATTACCGCCGGAACCCCCGCAGGAACCAACGCAGTCCCGGCATAAGGCACGGAGGGCATGATTGATGGCGAAAACCTTTGCGGATTACGAGGACCGTACACGACGCAGTAAGGTCGCAGACGTCAAGTTTGTGAAGATATTCTCGCGTGTATACAACGTGCCCCCACTGGCGTTGGGACTCGTTCCGGAGAAAGGCACAATCATGCCCGGCCATGTCGTCAAGGATGGTGAGGATGAATTGTTCGTTCCGCGCGTGAAGAACGTGCGGTATGGCAAGCAACGAAGCGGGGCAGGCCAAGAAGTGGTCTTGACCATCGTTGAGCCCCAACCGTTTGAATAATAACAAAGGAGGTAAAGCATGTCTTATGGAGAGGTAAAAGGCAGCCGGAAAGCAGTGGGAACC